CTAAAGATTAATTTGGATCGTGTGTCACACATGATTATGCAAATGTGGATGGATGGTCCTTGCGGTCACGGAAAACTAAAAATTCTACCAACACCAATGGGTGAACTAGTGAAAGCTATGATTACCTCAGGTGTCAAGCTAGGTGTTAGTAGCCGTGGTAGCGGAGAAGTAAACGAAGGTACCGGACATGTCAGCGGTTTTGATATTATTACCGTTGATATAGTAGCACAACCTAGTGCCCCTCATGCATATCCAAAAGCCATTTACGAAGGACTTATGAATATGCGTCATGGACACCGTGTTTTAGATGTAGCTCGTGATGCTACACAAGATCAAAAAGTACAGAAGTACCTGAAAGAAGGCATAACACGCCTTATCAAAGACCTTAAGTTAAAATAGGAGAAACCTGATGTTAGATGCTATCAAACCATTGGTAGACAGTGGCATTATTAATGAAGACACTCAACAAGCAATCACAGAAGCTTGGGAAGCTAGACTTTCCGAAGCCAAAGAGACTGTGCGTTCAGAGCTTCGTGAAGAATTCGCTACTAGATATCAACATGACAAGCAAGTAATGGTTGAAGCTCTAGACAAAATGGTAACTGAAAGTCTCCAAAGCGAGCTCGAAGAGTTTGCTGCAGAGAAACAAGCTCTTGCAGAAGATCGTGTGAAATTTAAAAGTCACATGACAGAGAGCACCACCAAGTTCAACAATTTTATGGTTACTAAACTGGCCGAAGAAATTAAAGAACTGCGTGAAGATCGCAAACAATACGAAAACAGCGTAGCTGGTTTAGAAAAGTTTGTTATCAAGCAATTAGCTGAAGAAATTCAAGAGTTTGAGCAAGACAAGCAGGCAGTGGTTGAGACAAAAGTTCGTCTCGTTGCTGGTGCAAAGTCAAAGCTTGCTGAACTACAGAAGAACTTTATTGCTAGATCTGCAGAACTAGTTAAAGAATCAATTGCCAATAAACTAGAGTCAGAAATGACTCAACTCAAAGAAGATATCCAAATGGCTCGCGAGAACATGTTTGGTCGTCAACTCTTTGAAGCCTTTGCAAGTGAATTTGCTGTTACTCACTTAAATGAGAACAAAGAGATTCGCAAGCTACAGGCTATCGTTGCAGCTAAAGAACAAGCGTTAGCGGAAGCTAATCAGCATGTTGAAAAAGCCACAATGGTTGTTGAATCAAAAGACAAAGAGATTAGAATTATTAAAGAATCCACGGAACGCCGGGAAGTAATTGGCAATTTGTTAAGTTCTTTGAACAAGGAGAAAGCTGCAGTAATGAGTGAACTTCTTGAAAGCGTGCAAACTGCAAAGTTGCAGAATGCATTTGAAAAGTATCTTCCAGCAGTACTAAACAACAATGCCAACTCTATTGCACAGCCCAAAGCTATGCTTGCAGAAAGCCGTGTTGAAGTAACTGGAGATAAATCTGCTAAAACCAATGTGGACAATTCAGACAGCATTAATACTGTTGTTGAATTTAAACGTTTAGCAGGGCTAAAGTAAACCCTAAACAGGAGAAAAGGAAAATTATGTCACAAGTACTACTAGAAAGCCGTTGGGGCGAAACCAAAGACGCTCTGCTCGAAGGCTTAAATGGTTCAAAAAGAACCACAATGGGTGTTATTCTTGAAAACACTCGCAAGCACCTTATGGAAACTGCTACTGCAGGAGCCACTGCTGCTTCCAACGTTGCAACACTTAACCGTGTGATTCTACCAGTAATCCGTCGTGTAATGCCGACTGTTATTGCAAATGAAATCGTTGGCGTTCAGCCAATGACTGGACCTGTTGCTCAGATCCACACATTGCGTGTGCGTTACGCAGACAACACCACTGACTCAGCTAGCCCATACGCTACTGGTACCACAGCTGGTGATGAAGCACTAAGTCCATTCAAGATTGCTGTTGCTTATTCAGGCCTAACCAATGGTGGCACTGCTACTACTGGTCGCGCTGCAAGCACAAGCACACTTGAAGGTGTAACAGGTAACAGAATCAACGTTCAAATCTTGAAACAAGTTGTTGAAGCCAAGACACGTAAACTAAGCGCACGTTGGACATTTGAGGCAGCTCAAGATGCTCAAGCCATGCATGGTTTAGATATCGAAGCTGAAATCATGGCAGCATTGGCTCAAGAGATCACTGTTGAAATTGACCAAGAAATTCTAGGTTCATTACGTAGCCTAGCAGCAACTGAGTTCACATTTGATCAATCTGCTGTATCAGGTACTGCTACTTTTGTTGGTGACGAACACGCTGCTTTGGCTGTTCTGATCAATCGTTCAGCAAACCTAATTGCATCACGTACACGTCGTGGCGCTGGTAACTGGGCAGTTGTAAGTCCAGCAGCATTGACTGTTCTTCAGTCAGCTACTACAAGTGCATTTGCACGTACTACAGAAGGCACATTTGAAGCACCTACAAACACCAAGTTTGTTGGTACACTGAACGGTGCAATGCGTATCTATGTTGACTCATATGCAAGTGATAGCCAAGCTGTTCTAGTTGGTTACAAAGGTTCGTCGGAAGCAGACGCAGCAGCGTTCTACTGCCCATACGTTCCGTTAATGAGTTCCGGTGTTGTTCTTGATCCAGCTACTTTTGAACCAGTGGTTGGCTTCATGACCAGATATGGCTACATTGAGTTAACCAATACTGCAAGTTCGTTTGGTAACGCAGCTGATTACCTTGCAGAAATAGCCGTTTCCAACCTATCATTTCAATAATATACACATATTATTGTTGATAAACAAAAAAGCAGCTTCGGCTGCTTTTTTGTTGACTAATTTAATTGGAACGTTAAATTAGAGATAAATAAATGTATGAACAAATACACTTTATGGTACAATTCTATAATAAAAAATGCTCGTACAAGAATTCTTACCTGCTACAAAGAAAGTCATCATATCCTACCACGTAGTTTAGGAGGAACAGACGAAAAACATAATCTAGTTGATTTAACTGCTAGAGAACATTTTATATGTCACTGGTTGCTAGTAAAAATACATACAGGGCAAGCACAACATAAAATGATTTATGCGCTCAATGGAATGAAACGCAACGGTAAAGATAATAAACGATACGAAACTGCTATAACCAGCAAAGTATATGAAAAACTCAAAGTAGAATTTGGTAGAGTACATTCAGAAACAATGAAAGGACGCACCCCTAGTAATAAAGGCAAGCCTATGAGCGAAGAACAAAAATCAAAAATTAAATCTACTAAAGCTGCTAATCCTATTAAAAGAAGTGCAGAAGCTATTGCTAAAACAATTGCTAAACAAACAGGGCAAAAACGAAGTGAAGAGACAAAATTAAAAATGTCTTTAGCAGCCAAAGGTAAGCCTAAGGGTCCAATGAGCGAAGAAGAAAAACAAAAAAGATCGTTAGCTAATAAAGGCAAGCCAAAATCTGCAGAACACACTGCTAAAAAATCAGAAACTCTCAAACGTCTAGCAGCAGAAGGAACGCATCATAGTCGGATTAAAGTTATTTGCCCAAATTGTGCTAAACAAGTTACAAAATTAGTTTACGGAAGATTACACGGTGATCGCTGCAAATCAAAAACATAGATAAATAACTACAACCACTCGGGATGGGAAGCATTAAAGGACCGCAAGGTCCTTTTTTGTTGGCTACGGTAAATATACTTGTTCTACTCTTGAATGAGAACTCTCAGGTAATGCCTACCTTGAGTAGCCTAGAACGCTAAAACAAGGAGAAGTAAAATGGCACGTGGTTTAAAAATTAGTCATCAAAGAAGTGATGGTACACTAGTAGATCAAAAAGTTAGTACAACTATTAGCAGTGTTGGCAGCACCGGCGGTCGTCCACAGTGGATTACATCCACTGGTGTAAAAACTATCAAGGCAGAATATAGAGACAGTGCAGGCATTTTACATGCAAACGCTTATATTATTGCTCAAAGAGGTTCAACTAGTTTCTTTGTTGCAAACGCTGTGGGGGCGCTAGAAAATCGTACCCACTCTAATGCAAGTGTAACACTTTGCACAATAGCAGCAGGCGCAGACGCAGCCAATGGCACACCTAGCAGTAGTGCCAGCACTGTGGCTATTGCTGGATATGATACCAGTAATGCTGTCTTCTACGCTAGCCGTATTAGTAACAAATTTGTTTGGGATCAAAATGATGTACGCTACCGGTATCGCGGAAGCGATAGTGTAGCAACCAGCACATTTGCTAATGTGTTTACACATTAAAATGTAAAGTAATAACCCTAACCCGCTTCGGCGGGTTTTCTTTTGCGTTCCGCAAACTTCAAACACTCATAAATACACTGAACAAGGATGAATGCAATGGCCTCTGGCAAGATTTTAAATTCGGATTACACTATTTCCAACAAGGGTAAATGGCTGGCAAATGTGGTAGTAGCTACTCATACTCTGTTTGTTGACGGCAACCTGGTAGTGGGTGGAAACACCACACAAGTTACCAAAACAGATTTATCTATATCAGACAACACAATCACAGTCAACAAAGGCGAAATTGGGTCAGGTGTTAGCCTGGGCACAGCCGGTATTGAAGTTGATCGTGGATCAAGTGCCAACGTAAGTATCCTCTGGAACGAAACGTACGATAAATGGACCATCACCACAGACGGTACCACATTTGCCAACATCTCTACCAGCACTGGAGCCGGTGGATCAGCTCTGGTTGATGATATTGCTCCGGCCTTGGGCGGCAACTTGAACACCTACGCCAGATCAATTTATAGCAGCAACATTGCTTATATAAAATTTGATGATAATGTGGCAATTAGCACCACTGCAACAGCTCCAAGTGCAATTTCAAGTTACAATATAGTTTATTCAATGACACCTGATGGCGGCGGATCTGGACTGTATGTAACAAACACAACAAATTCCAATAGAGAATTGGCCAGCAGTATCAAGGCCATTGTTTATTCATTAGTATTATAAGGACATCAAATGGCAATACACAATACAGTTTTAGTAGACGCAGGACAAGTGGCAGCAAATCTTTTTGCTTGCGCATCTATTAACGGCGATGCAATTACCACAATGTATTTTTGTAACAGCAATACCGCATCCACCACATTCAATCTGCATGTGGTTCGCGCAGGATTCACGGCCAATGCCAACAACATAGTTTATAAAAATAAAACAATTACTGCAGGGGATACTTATATTGTTGATTGGGAAAAATTAGTATTGGGCCTGGGGGATTCTGTTAGTGCAAATGCAAATACAGGAAACTCAATAGTTGCTACCGTAAGCACAATAGGTCTATAACAATGGGACGATACTTGAAAAACACGCAACTTGAAGGCGGCAGTTACGCTGTTCAATTGCCATTGGGTAGTAGCAGTGTAGGGCCTGACGTACCAGTCAACGGACAGATTAGGTTCAATCAAAGCAATACCCGAGTTGAATTGTTTTACAACAGTGTATGGAACACCATTGCCAAAGTTGGAACAGTGGCCATTGTGGTTGACGAATTCACCGGTGATGGTATCATAACAACATTTACCATGAGTCAAGCAGAATCAAGCGACAGTGCCATCTTGGTGTCAATTGGTGGAGTATATCAACAGCCTACAACAAATTACACCACTGATGGAACAACCACAATCACATTTACCAGCCCGCCACCGGCACCTGGAGTTAACCCTAATAAAATTGTAGTGGTGCATAATCTCAACAGCACAAATGCTGCATAAGGAGTAAAATGGCAATTGGGCGTATTAGTGGACCAATGCTATTTTCAAACCTGGATCGACAGGGTACTGATTTAGCTTTTGAGTCAAATTTATTATACCTAGACGTGAACAACGGCCGTGTAGGTGTAGTAAATTCGTCTCCACAATACTCATTTGATGCCTCGGGCAATGTTAAAGTATCTAATATTGTTATTGAAGGAAATGTTGTATCTTCAAACACAGGAAGAATCAACTTTGGTGGTATTTCTAATGTTGTCATAACTGGTGGTGGCACTGAATTTATATTGTACACTGACGGTGCTGGCAATTTGGCATTCGGCAATATTAGTTCTTTTGCGGTCATCAATGTAATAAATTCTAATATTTCTGCAGCCAATTTGGCTATCAGCAGTCTGCAGTCAAATATTGCAGCAGCCAATGTACGTATACAAACCATAGATGCAAATCTTGGTGTAATATCTTCAAACATAGACATGTTGGTTGGTAATGCAAGTAGCCAGCAGGCAAACATTGACGCTATTAATGCTAACGTAGCATCAGCCAATCTTCATATTGCTGCGTTAGAAGCCAATATTACTAATATTGTTGGTAATACAATTATTATGGGAGCAAATAGCTCAGGATATTTGGTCAGTAATGCAGTGACATTAACAACCACAACCACAGTAA